AAACATCTCTAATCATTTGAAGATTGTGACCATAAATAGCAATAAGCTTTTCCATATCACTACCTATACCATTCTCTAATTCTTGAACAGGTATAGCACCACTAGGCTCTCCTGTATCACTAAGAGTCCTATAATATATATTACCTGTCTGGTCATATATTTCTTGTAGCTCTAATGGAGTAAAAGAACCTCCATCACCTTTTGATACATTCTCTAAAGCCCCTAACTCAAACGCTGCACCCTTTGGTCTAGCTTTAGCTATAACCTGTTGTAGCTTTAAGTGTGCTAATTGTATTTGGTCTGCAAATGGTATCATTCTTTCAACCATAGCTTTGTTAACCATCTTATGTGTTCCAGGTGCATATATAACATATGATAATTTAGTCTCTGTTAAGTTAGACTTGTTTCTCATCATATTTTTAGCTAAACCATAGTTTATACAATAGTCTGTGCCAACAATCCATTTACCTGAATAAACAACTTTAACAGAAGTTTGTATGAGCTCTCTCTCAAACTTAGACCTTTTAGGTTTTTTATATTTACCTTTCTTTTTAGTTACAGTGTATCCACCATAAGCATTTTTCTTCTTTTCATATTTTAGTTCATTAACAGATAAAAACTCTGCATCCATAATTGTAACCCTATACTTATCGTACTCAAACTCTTCTTGGTATTCGTTCATATATGATTCATAATTAGGACTTATTTGGTCATTATGATTTTTACCTGCAAACTCTTGAGCTATCTTCTCATAATCTTGTTCGCTTAATTGGTCTCCAGCTATTCTTTTTAGTTCCCCTATTGTTATAGTATAAACTTCTCCTGCATGCTGAACGTCACTATAATCTTCATTGTTAGTATATGATGTAACTAAATTAGCAGGGTCTACATACTTTATCTTAACTCCAGTGTTTGGGTCTATACTTGTTTTACAAGCACCAATACCACAAACAACTAAATCTCTAATTATTGATTTTTTGACTCCATCATAATTATTAATGTCCATAACAAACTTTATACCATTTTCTACAGCTATCTCTGTGGACTGCTTATAGTTAAGAGCCATATGTATATCTAACTCCTCTTGGTTTTGTGGAACATAACCCATTCTTTGAACGTCATATCCAGTAGCTCTATTAAGCTCTCTCATTCCTGGGTGAATCAACATCTTAGCAAATAAAGATTTTTTATCTCTTTCTCTAAGAGATTCTGATATAGGGTCTATAGCATTTGCTACAACTTCATATTCTTGGTTGGCTAGGTCGTTTACTATTAAGTCTACAAATTTAGGAATTATATTTACTGGAGTCCAGTCCAGGTTTAAATATGATGTATCTCCTTGTGCATCCAATAAGTCTTTATATTTAGAAACGTTTTGAGAACCTTGAGCATAACTTCTAGCTTTTACATACCTTGACCTTCTGCTATCAACCTTCATGTCTGCATTATCTTTCCAGTCATGATACATCTTTTTAAAATAAGCTAAACCATATTCTACTTTTTCTTTTTCTTCTGGAGAAACAAATGGACTTGGGTATCCACCAACCTTTTTTATTTTTTCAAAAGCATTTTCTATGTATTCCATCTAGCGTATTTTTTTAGATAAGTTACCTATATTATTATAAGTTTTTACAAATTTAACAAATTTTGGCAATTCTTCCTTAATTTTGACAAATTTTTGTGATGCTAATAATGCTAAACTAGAACTGATTGTTGCATCAAATTTAGTTCTATTACCAATATCAAACCTACTCCAGTCATCTAAAAGCCTATTAAAATAACATTTCCCTATCTCTTCTGTTCCTGGTTTTATACCAACATGGTCATATATATAAGTTGCTACAGCTTCAGCTTGAGCATTGATAACAGCAACACCAGAACCTGGTATACCCTTTGTTTGCTGCTTTTTACTAAAGTCTGTATGGGTGGATTCAGGCCTATCCATTAGATATTCATAATAACCTCTTCTTTCAAAATATTTTATTATACCTATCTTATT